GATTGGGTTAGGTTTAGCAAGATAACAGAACTTAATCTTCTCACCGTTCTGAATAAGTGAATACTTATGATCCATCTTATTCTGTTTAACATAATGATTGTATAATAATGCGCCACGACAATGTATAGGCGTCCCCTTTGCATAGATGGTTGAGGACGCCTTATACTTATCCACTTCAGAAACTGATCGTGGAAAAGCAATATCTTCAGGTGGCATTGCCCTAAACTTCTGACGACAATCATCAATAAACTCGATGACATCATCTTCAGTTCCAGTCATTATCTTATTAAATGCATCCTTTAACATTTGACGACAAGGAGCAGGAGTAGAAGACTTAACCGCTTCAATACCCATCACCTTTAACTTGGGATTTTCATAACGAACACCTTCACTATCCCACACGTTGAGGATGTATCTTTTTTTAGCAGTCCAGATGCCACGATCAGCGATATTCTCTCGCTTCATGAACATCTTCTGCTCATAGG